TTGCGGGTGGCGAAGTTCTTATTGCCGGTCTTTCTGGTGGTCAGTATGACGTAGATGCTGACTCTGACGGTCGTTGGAGTGCAGAACGCTTCCGTGGTCTGGTCTTCCAAATCGAGAGAGAATGCAACGAGATTGCAAAACTCACTCGTAGAGGAAAGGGCAACTTCGTCATCGTTTCCGCAGATGTTGCATCTGCCCTCGCAATGTCGGGTGTGTTGGACTTTAGTCCTGCATTCAACCCAGGCATGAACGTCGATGACACGGGTAACACATTCATCGGTACGCTTGGTAAACTAAAGGTTTACATTGATCCTTATGCAACCGCAACAAACTTCGTTTGTGTCGGTTACAAGGGAACTAGCCCATACGATGCTGGACTCTTCTACTGCCCATACGTTCCACTACAGATGGTGCGTGCGGTTGGTGAGAACACCTTCCAGCCGAAGATCGGATTCAAGACTCGATACGGAATGGTAAACAATCCGTTCGTGAAGGATTCGTCCGGTAATATTCTTTCTGATCCACATGCAGCCGCAGCGGCTCGCACGAATCAGTACTATAGAATCTTTAAGGTCAGAAACCTTCATGGTAATACCTGACTCTAACTGATTTTAACACCGATTAGACTGGGGGAGTCCTTGGGACTCCCCTATTCTATTATACATAATCACAGGAGACTGATATGGCCACACCACGGAAGATAACGGGCACAGATGAACAAGGCAATATCATCACAGATATTGCGACCGGCAATACAGCTTCAGGGCCCGAATTGCGGCGAATTCCCGGACAAGCAGGCATTAATCTCAAGTCAATTGAGAGACAACCAAAATCCTCCAATGGTCTGTTGCCGACATCATATAAATTCGCATTAGCTAGAATACCACATGCTTCTTTTTTCTGTCAATCGATTACTCTGCCAGGGATACGAATAGAAAAAGGCATTCAGGGTTCCCCGTTCCACGACATCGATCTTCCTGCTGGCAAACCAACATACGGCGACCTACGCATCAATTTCATCTTGGACGAAAAGATGAAGAACTGGATGGAAATTACAGACTGGATGCAAAGTCTATTACCAACCACCTCACTTGGGTCCGATGTTGTGTCGCCCCATGATAGATTTTCGGATGCCTCAATAATCATCACAACCAACCAGGCCAATGCACAAATATTATTCAAATTTACGGACACCTTTCCTATAGAGATAGGTGACATCAACTTCACAAGTATAGAAACAACCAGTGATCCTATTACGTGTGAAGTAACGTTTGCATATACTGAATCATCATATGAGATCATTAGAACTTGACAATTAGCAATCGTATGGTATACTTCCTGTATAGGAGGTACAAATGAATCTAAAAGACATCATGGTGGAAGCAGATAAAGATTTGGTGATTGATCCAACCGAGTTGGATATTGCGTCCCTGTCTATACCACAAAAACACAACAAGTATCTTAATTTGTTAAGGAATGAGAGTGTCCTCCATAAAAAACTCAGGATAGATTTCAAGACACTATATCGAATGAAGTGGGAGTATTATCTTGGTAAAACTGATGAAGATACTCTTAAGGAGCGTGGATGGGAACCATTCCAACTCAACATTTTGAGGCAAGATGTTGACAAATACTTGGATTCCGATGACGAACTCAATATATTGCGGATCAAGTTGGAACTTTGTGAAGAAAAGATGAAACACATCGAGGCCATCATCAAAAACGTTACCAATCTACAATGGAACATCAAGAATGCTATTGATTGGAAGAAATTTGTGAGTGGACAATGAGCAAAGAAAACGATGCAATGCATGCCGTCTATATGGCTGAAGCGTACAAATATGCCAGAGACAAGAGTCACGACAAACACACACAAATTGGATGCGTGTTGGTGTCGCCTCACGAAGGTGTAGTCACATATGCAACCAACACGTTCACCCGTGGCATGGTTCCCACCGATGAAATGCAGGAAAGGCCAGCCAAATACTCCTATATTGAACATGCCGAACGGAATGCTATCTACCGATGTGCCTTAAAAGGGTATTCTACCGCAGGCCTTGTGATGTACTGTCCGTGGTGGTGTTGTGATGAATGTGCTAGGGGTATTGTTCAATCGGGCATCACAAACTTTGTTGGTCATCATCTGATGTATGAATTGGCCACTAATCGGTGGAAAGAAAGTATAGATCGAGGGATCGAAATTATGACGATGGGTGGAATAAATATTATCAATTGGGACGGCCGCATCGGACAAGACGATATTTCTGTTCTTTTTGATGGATCATCTATCTGTCCGTGACCTAAATACATATGGATGGAAGATTTATCAATACAACCCGTTGATTCCGTAAACATCAGTATTCGATGTAATAGGGGGCTTGCAAAGGAACTTTCTGACTTTCTGACTTTCAAGGTTCCCGGTCACGAATACATGCCTACATTTCGAAACAAGATGTGGGATGGTCAGATCAAACTTTACAACGTACACAGTCAACAGACATATGCAGGCCTGTTGCAGTATGTCACCAAGTTTGCAACAGATAGAAATTATTCCTATGTAATTCATCCTGATCTAGTTGCAAGTGATCCGCAGTTAGACTTCAGTGACTTCATTGATTCTCTCAACCTTCATATTGGTTCTAAACCAATCATACCACATGATCATCAATTTCGTGCATTTAAACATGCAATTAACAATGATCGGTGTTTGTTGTTGTCACCAACTGGTTCTGGTAAGTCCCTAATTATTTACATGTTACTACGGTACTACCTTGAACATATTGAAACGAATAAGAGGGTGTTGATTATTGTACCAACTACTTCTTTGGTAACACAAATGTACAACGACTTTGCCGATTACAGTTCAGAAACAGATTGGAATGTTGAAGACCATTGCCATAAGGTTTTTGCCGGCCGCAAAAAACTGGTAAATAATAAACGAGTTATTATCTCCACATGGCAAAGCATCTATAAACTACCCAAGAGCTATTTCAGTGAGTTTTCGGTTGTAGTGGGTGATGAGTGTCATCTTTTCAAGTCCAAGTCACTAACAAATATTATGACAAAATTGGAAGATTGTCCTTATCGTTTTGGTACGACAGGCACTTTAGATGATTCACAAACGCACAGGCTAGTCATAGAGGGACTTTTTGGTCTTGTTTTCAAAGTAACGAGTACACAGACCTTAATTAAAAAAAGTCTTCTAAGTGACCTTGATATCGATTGTATTACACTAGAATATCCAGAATTTATTCGTGACAAGATGAAAAGATCTAAATACCAAGAGGAGATAGATTTTTTGTTGGCCAACACGAAACGAAACAAATTCATATGTGAACTGTGTAACAATATCCAAGGTAATACGTTAGTTTTGTTTCAGTATGTGCAAAAGCATGGCAAACCACTACTGAAACTGATAGAAAATGAATGTAATGATAAAGATGTGTTTTTCGTGTATGGTGGTACAGATACTGAAGTTCGTGAGAAAATTAGGCAGGTTGTAGAGGAAAAAAGCAATGCGATCATTTTGGCATCATATGGAACGTTTAGTACCGGGATTTCGATCAAAAGACTACACAACATTGTCTTTTCATCTCCTTCAAAAAGCCGCATTCGAGTATTACAGAGTATAGGAAGACAACTAAGAAAATCCAAACACAAGGAAAAAGCTAAATTATTTGATATTTCAGACGATCTTCATTGGAAGAAATGGAACAATCATACACTTCGTCATTTACACGAACGAATCAAAATTTACAAGGCCGAGAAGTTTAATCATAGAATCGTAAGACTAAATCTTTACAGCCAGGAGAAATGAATATGTCACTAGGGAAAGAAACGGTATTCAGACTAATGAACGGCGACAGCGTTATCGGAAATTTGGTGTCAGAAACCCCCGATAGTTACGTTGTAGAAAGACCGTATGCATTTCAAACATTTATAATTGGGCCAACCCCGTTTAGTGGTAAAGAAATAGTTACAATGAAAGATTGGTTGAAGTATTCAACAGACAACCATATCGTTATTTCGAAAAATAATGTCTTGGCACAATATAAACCAGATCCTGACATAACTACACTCTATCATAACAAAAAAGAGATGGATGATAATCCAACCCCATCACCAGAAGAACAAAATGAAAATTCGCCGAATTTTAATGACTTCATGAAGTATATGAATAGTATGAATAATATTGATATTGAACAAAGCGAAAATCCAAACGAATTGTTTGGAATAACCATTCCCGTTAATGAAGATTTTCTCAATGATCTAATGGAATTATTACATACACACGCACCTGATCCAGAATCAGGAACAGACGATAATTTAGATTTTCATGAAGACGAGCTCGATGACGATAAATTGAATGATCCAGATGAATGGGGTAATCATTATCGTCACTGGCCAATTAATCCGGAAGATTATTTCTAAGCTGTCGGCCTAATTACATTTCCAACCTTAACACAGAGATAGTAACACTGTCAATGGGTAAATCAAGAGAAAAACATGAAATAGTTTAAAATAGTTTGGACAAAATGTTAATTATAATGTATACTATAACCATGAAAGGGAATGCATTCCATGGCCAAAAAGAAATCAAATCATTACATAGACAATAAAGAGTTTTTCCGGGCAATGTCACAATGGAAAGAACAAATTAATATTGCCGCAAAGTCGGACGATCCACCTCCACCAGTTACAGAATATATTGGTAAGTGTTTCATGGATATTGCGAACAATTTAGCATACAGGCCCAATTTCATCAATTATCCATTTCGTGATGAGATGATTGGGGATGGGATTGAAAATTGTTTGATGTATTGTCATAATTTCAATCCAGAGAAATCATCAAATCCGTTTTCTTACTTTACTCAGATTATCTATTATGCTTTTCTTAGACGTATTCAAAAAGAGAAGAAGCAGAATTTTATCAAGTATAAACTCTTAGAGAACATGGACATACATGGTGTAGTCTCAAGGAACTTAAAGAAAGACGATAAGTATTCCAATTCTAGGAATCCATATGCGGCCGCCTTACGGCTCAGCGAGAATGATATTGAGAAGTTTGAACCAAAGAAACGAAAAACTAAGAAACAGCAAGAAAATTTAGACGAGTTTTTAGATAATGAAGATAGCTCTACTGAACGATAGTCACTTTGGTGCTAGAGGCGACTCCCAACTATTCCTAGATTATTTTATGTCCTTCTTTGAGAAGGTGTTTTTTCCGTATCTCAAAGAACACGGCATCACGACCATAATTCATGCAGGTGATTTCATGGACCGTCGTAAATTTGTGAATTTTAATGTTCTCAATCAGATTCGAGACAGATTCTTGTCTCGCATACACGATGACAAAATCAAGATGCACTGTATTCTTGGAAATCATGATGTTTACTATCGTAATACCAACAGGGTAAATTCACTCCAAGAGTTGTTCCATAATGATATGACAATCTACGATAAACCACAGGTGGTGAACTTTGATGGGTTGGATATTGCATTGCTTCCGTGGGTGGTAAAAGAGAATTATGATGAATCATTGCAGTTTATCAAGACAGCCAATGCTTCTATCCTCATAGGTCATTTGGAACTTGATGGATACCATGTTATGCGTGGAATCGAGTATCACGGTGGAATGGATGCAAACCTCTTCAGACGATATGAACAAATCTTATCAGGACACTTCCACTGTCGCCAGGAAAAGGATAATATCTATTATCTTGGCACCCAATATCAAATCACCTTTTCTGATCTAATGGAACAGAAGGGGTTTCATATTCTTGATACCGAAACCCGTGAGATTGAGTTTGTCCCGAATCCGTTTAGGATGTTCGTTGAATTGAACTACAACGACACAGATGGACCACTCGAACCAGATAAGTCAGATTACACCTATCTCAAGGACACATATGTTCGTGTTGTTGTGGAGAGTAAGAATCATCCATACTCGTTTGATCGATTTATTGATCGACTCTATGACGCAGGTGTTGCAAAGATCACCATCGTCGAGGAAGCACTGGACATCTCAGATGACGATGAGGAACTGGTTGACATTGCACAAGACACGGTATCCCTCATCAATAAGGAAGTGGATGCACTAGAAGAAGTGAAGGATAAAGGACGCATGAAAAAACTTATCAAGGATCTCTATATGGAAAGTTTGTCAATATAAAGAAAATGCATACGAAAAAGAAAAAAAGAAGTAGTCTAGAACTAAAATTGAACGAGATAAATCATCAAATGGAATTGGTGAGAACTGTTGTTCCAATATTAGTTCTGATCATGCAAATTGTAATTGCAATCATATTG